GAGATCATAAATTGCGAAGTCAGAAGGAAATACTTCTTCGCCAGTAAACTTTGCGAGAATGTTTTCTGCGTTAGAAATAGTTCTAACCGTGGATCCTTTACGGAAGACAATCGAGGAATTGATGGTGGAAAAGTTTTTGAGGACATCTAGGGTTTTTCTAGAAAGGATAACTTTGCTCATTGATTGTAGGTTTCGGTAATGTTAGTTTTGTCTGAAAAATGTAAAAGAAGTAAACCATAGTGAAGGATCTTTACGATATCACGACGGGCAGTTCCTTTTTTATCGTAGCGAGAAGCATACTTAAGGATGTTACTTCGGCAAAATGCTTCAGCATCTCCACATGCTTCAATCAAATCTAACGTTTGAATGCTGTCGTTACCAGCAGAATAATGTTGTCCATAAGTTCCAGAAATATAATCACGTAACTCTGCTAACAGAGCTTCTTCATTGTATTTAAAAGGCATTCAACGGTTCCAAATTAGGAGTATATTGTTATGGTAGCACTCTTCTACGTTACCGTCAAGGTCTTTAACAAATAATTTAAGACCTTCGCCACCTAGGATTTTAACAGTCTTGCCGCTATCAAGAACGGCAAGATTGTTTACATAACCGTGGAACTTATTAGTCCTGGGTTGTGGCATTTTCTTCCTCCGTAGAAACATCAGCATCAATTTTATCATAGAGTTCAATGAATGACTGCTTGGTCTCATCATCGAAACGGTTTACACAAACTTTGATTGCCTTCATACGATCACCCCAGATAGAGAATGCACGAATGATGTGAACCAGGCGACGGGTGCTGATCACCTCGTCGATACCACCATCTTTAAAAGTGCGACGGATAATGTCTGCCCAGTTAGCAAGATTTTTAATAAAATCTTCATCACAGCAATTAAGTTCACTGCAATAGTTGTTCAGCATTTTGCTTTCAATAGAAACAGTAGGATACTGTTGCTCAAAGGTCAATGCAAAACGCTCAAGGAATGCTTCGTTGAGAACATTGGTGCCGATAAAACGACCATCATCAGAACCCTTACCCTTGGTGTTGGCAGTAGCAATGATGTTGAATCCAGCAGCAGGTTTAATGTAACGACCCGTTTTTTTCAGGAAGACACCCTTGCCTTCTAGAACAGATTGGAGACACAAAATTTTGTTAGAGGCAAGGTCCACTTCATCTAGAAGCAACACAGCTCCCCGCTCCAGAGCTTCGATGACAGGACCATTATGCCAAACAGTTTCGCCGTTAACAAGACGGAAACCACCAATAAGATCATCCTCGTCGGTTTCAATGGTAATGTTTACCCGAATCAGTTCCCTATTTAGAGCAGCACATGCTTGTTCAACAGAGAAGGTTTTACCATTACCTGACATACCAGTGATAAACACAGGGTAGAACAGTTTGGAATTAATAATCTTTTTTACGTCAGTGAAGTTTCCAAATGGAACAAAATTATCATCTTTCTCAGGAACAAGGTTTTGTTCTTCCCTAGCAGTAACAGAAACAGCAGGAGCAGCTGCTGGTGCTTGATACTGTTGCTCAAGGCGTTGTTGAACAGTCAGGTTCCAAGTGCCACGCTTGACATAGAAGTCACGCAGTCGCTTGACAGCAGTTGGATAAGTAACACCAAACTCAAGACAAGCATGACGAACAGCATCAGCATTAATTTCTTTACCGTAGTGTGTAGTCAAAAAAGAAGTGAGTTGAGAAGTAGTCAGGTCGGACTTAGCAGGCATGTGTCTGTTGTGTTGATGCACATATTATATACAAAAAAACCGCCCTGGTGGGGGCGGTGTGGACAGTTTCAAAATTGGATCTTGTAACCACTCGGGGTTTCAACTTGTTTTGCACCTTCTTTAAAATAATTAATCACTGTATTAAATTCTACTACACCATCATCAGATAGAGTTTTGTAGTCAACATCCATTTTGAATGTATTTTTCATAGTGGAAATAGGAATATTAACTGTATTGTTAGATACTTTTTTGTTGCTATTTGATTTTGATGATTTACTAATAGATCTTTTCTCGTTACAAATAGTAGTGCTCCAAGATTGAATTGCATCAGACCATTTCAATTCTCCGATAACCATTTCATAAGTTCGTTTCTTTGTAAGAGGATTAATTACTTCTTTTCTTTTTTGAGTTGCTAAAGGAAAATGAGATTTAATATCTGGAACTTGTTTTAACAACAATTCCATATGGAAATTTTTAGATCCTCTATTGCTTTTACGAAAATACTTTACACTTTCATCTATAATTTGAGATTTAAATTTGCGAATGTCACCTTCAGTATATCCATATGATTTTTGTAGAAGGTTATCGATTGAATTGATCATGGGTTTATAATTGTAAGTAAAGAAGATTCATCTCTTGTTATTCTAATTATAAGACAAGAGATGAAAAAAATCAACAAACGTAATCGACGAAAGAACTAAGAATTTTTTTATTGGATGATTTTTTGACCAACATTTTTTTGAAAGCCTTTGATATATCTGCTTTCTTAGCGCCAGAATCTACATCAAACATTACTGTTTCTTCCATAGAATTGTTTTGAATTGCAAACAAAGCAGTAAAAGACTTGGGAAGAGGAATAATTGCTGACTTTTCTTTCTTCCATTGTTTTTGAACTTCCAAAAGTTTTTCGCTATTTCCATATGTAAAAACAAAATTTGAAAGATCCTTACCGCCAAGGATACGGAACCCAATTACATTTACACCAGGATTACGATCACGCAATTGCTTTATAAAGATATTAGAATCTCCACTCCAAATACCAGCAAAATTTGGATAGACATGACCTGTTTCACGATCACGAAGAACTACGTCACTGTCTAAACGAGCAAAAGAAGTGTAATACTCAACTTTATAATCATTGTATTTTTCAACACCATAGCAACTATTGCAGGCTTCACCATCCGTAAGGATGCAGACATTTACTTTTTGCAGATCATTCTGTTTTTTAAATTCTGGAATGATGTAATTCATACAAATAATCGCTTCATTCAAAGGAGTTCCAGACAAACCCAATCCCATAGTAGAACTATAGTTTGCATAATATTTGTATGTGTATGCTTCCCTATAAAGATTTAAACACATACGCTCATACTCACGAGAATTAGAACGAGAAGAAATAAAATTAACAAGATTAAAATGAACTTTGTCAATGTGAATTTTACCTTTTTCCAAACCACGTTTTTTCATATAGGCGTTTTCGGAAATTGTAGAAGCGCAATAGTCAAGTTTTTCAATAACACGTCGAGCTGCATACCATTCATTAGTAAAAGCATAAACCTCAAAAGGAATTTGAACTTTCTTACAGAATGCAGTCAGGTTCAATAGTTGTTTTACTGTAGCAAAAATTTCATTGCCCATAGAACCAGACCAATCAAGAACAAACAAGAGACCATGGTTTTTACCATCAGGAACTACAGTTATTTTTTTAAAGATGTCATCAGAATACTTATAAGTATGAAGCTTAGAAGTATCAAGAACACCAGTCTTAGATTGACCAGCACGAGCATAAGCGTCAGCAGACTTACGGCACTCGAACTCCTTAACAAGATAGTTAACCTCTTTTTGTGATTGTTTACGAAATTCTTTATACGAATGATCTACTGAATAAAAATCATCACGTTCAGCTCTGTTGTCATCAATCCAATCATGAACAATACTCCAGTCAACAACAACATCAGATGCCTTAACGTCATTAGGAATTTCTACATATGTAGAATTAGTTCCATATGAACGAGAAGAAAGTTTTTCTGAAGCACGATCAAAATTATCTTGGGTTACAGAATTATTATTTTCTCCTGCTCCTTCATCATCTTCTTCGTCTACTTCTGCTTCTTCACAATCATTATCGCCATCGTCATCAGATTGTTGAGATGATTGTTTACCTCCAGTAGGAGGTTCTTCGTTTGATGATTCACGTTTTTGTGCTTCATCAAGCATCTCATCGAGGGTCATATCCTCACCACCATCTTCACCTTCATTAAGATTTTCAGTGTTTTGTTCAGCAACTTTTTCATCTGCACTGAAGTTATAAACATCATTAGCAATAGCACAAACTTCCTCAAAAGTTTCTGCGACATCAGTGCGAGCAACAAATACCTGTTCTTCTATAGAAAAAGGAATCATTGCACTAGCACCAATCTTGAAGTGAAGATTGATACGATCAATTAAACTCAATTTTGAAAGATCTTCATCAAAGATACCAAAAAAATCTTGGTCATTTAATTCTTTATAACCACCGACAAAAGATTTACGAAGACCAGGATACTTACGTTTCATTAGTTTCTCAATGCGAGCATCCTCAATAACATTCACAAAGTCCATAGGACAGTCTGCAAGAGATTTCCAATCAGTGTTTGGAGTAAACAATGCATGACCAACTTCATGACCCACCAGCATATCGTATACGGTGCTAGATGCCTTGTCCCAGCGAGGAAGGGTCAATAGACGGCGATCCACATCAAAGGACGCTGTAGAGCAATTACGGTGCTCTACAATAAGATTCTCGGTAGCTAGCAGGCGAGCAAGGTTGCCTTTGATTTCTTGGGACTGCATGTCTCTCTTGCGTTGATGGACATAGTATAACCATAAAAAAAGAGACCCGAAGGTCTCTTAGTCCAGTTCCGAAACTGTCTCCTCTATGACGGAGAAATTTTTTTCTTTGACTGCGGTAAGAGTTCTTTCAAACTTTCCTTCCAAACTTTCTTTATGACTGATAACAAAAACATTTGTATTGTCATCAAAGTTACGCAAGATCCAACCAAGATCACTACCGCCTTGTTGATCTAGAGATCCGTCAAAGATTTCATCTAGAATAAGGAGGTTAGTATCCACGCTATTCTTAAGTTTAGCAATACTGCGCCAAGTGAGCAACAAAGCAATATCAATACGAGACTTTTCTCCTTCACTAAAACTATCATATGAAAACACATCACGGTATCTAGATTTGATTATCTCCTCAAAGTTCTCATTCAGGGTAAAGTTGACATAAAAATCCATACTCTGAAGATACTTATTGATGAGTTGATTCATTGCTGGAAGATAGGTTTTGATAATCCTAGTCTTAATACCATTGTCTTTTAACAGTTGACCTGCTGTTATTAAAGTATCACGGTCTTTCTTTAAATTAGAAATATCTTTATTAAAAGTTTTTTTACTTTCAACGAGTCCCTCAAGTTTTACAAACTCTGTTTTTTTATCTGGATTGCTATTTTCAAGTTCTTTAATTTCAGATTCAATATCTGAAATATTTTTCTTGATAGAAGTGATCTGAAAATTTGATTGACTGATCGATGCGTTTAACTGCATGACCTGATCAGATAATTTAGTAAACTTATGCTCGCGTTCTTCTTCTTTTCCTATCTCTAAAAGAAGATCTTCCATGCCTTTATTGAAAGTATCTAGATTTTTTTGTCCTGTATTTATTTTTTCTTGTCGAAAATCTTCATCTAACTCTTGAGTGCATGTAGGACAAACATGATTGTTTTTAAAAAAAGTATGTTCTTGTTGACAAGTTTTTAACTTAGAGTGTATTTTAAAAAGAAAAGTGTTTAACTTCTTCAACTTTAAAGAAGAGTTAGACAAAATTTTCATTTCTTCAGAATGTTTTTCGACTTCAGAGACGAGACGCGCAATTTCGTTATGAAATTCGTTTTCATTTTGTAACAATTCAGATATTTTAGATTCTTTTCTAGTAACTTCTTCTTTTGTTTTTTTCTCCAATTCAAGCATATACTTTTTTTGAAGATCAATTTTCTCTTCCGTCAAATGAATTTGATAATCAAGAGTTTTAATTTCTTCACTATTCTCTCTTACTTTATCTTTGAGAAGAATATTCATTGTAGAAAAAACTTGGATGTCAAGAATGTCTTCAATGATCTCACGACGTTGTGCCAGAGGCAAACGCATAAACGGCACAAACGTAGAAGATCCCAACACCACAATCTGTGTGAATGATTTATAGTTCATCTTGAGGACGTTCGCCTCAAAGTTTTTTTGTTGTTCTGCTAAAGAACTCTCTTGGTTCCACAACAGACCATCACAATAAATTTCAAATACATTAGGTTTGATACCACGACGAACCATGTATTCTCGTTTACCAATACTAAATTCAATCTCAGTTAAAGCATCTTTTTCATTGATGCTATTAACAAGCATCGGTTTATTAATTTTACGGAATGGTTTTCCAAACAGCGAAAAAGTAAGAGCATCCAAAATGGTGCTCTTACCTGCTCCGTTCGTTCCAACAATTAAGTTAGTTTTAGTTGAACGCAAATTAATTTCACTGAACACATTTCCAGTCGAAAGAAAATTCTTCCAACGGATTTTTTTAAAAATAATCATTCTCTGTCTTGAGGGGGAATCAAAAAATCATCAGCAGTAATAATTGAATAGCGTTGACCACGCATCTCACATGCCTCTATTATAACATCAGAGTCAAGCTCTAGAACCTGAAGAGGAGGATTTTCATCATCTTCCTCCATCATGAAAACATATCTGTCTGCATCATCTTCTTCTTCAAATATTGGAATTACACGCTCCTCTTGATCATTAAAAACAGAGTAAACTCCTTCGGGATGATCTTTTAGAGTGATAATATATAAGTCCGACATTTTAAGATGCTACACAACTTTCAATATATAGAGATCTCATAAGATTTTTTAAATCAGATTTGTCTACGGACATTTCTACTTCATCAATATATTCGTTGAGTAAAGTTAATGTGTCTTTTGAAGAAACATCTACATCAGTTTTATCATCATCGGAAATTAAATTTTCTACAATTTTAACATCGTGAACACCTATGTTGTAAAGACGATCAACCAATGTTTCAAACATGGTGTAGTCTCGTTTTTCTTCAACGACGATTTTGATATACTTGTCTTTATAACTAGACACATCTTGTTTGTTGTAGTCCATACGGGTGTCGTCATAGAAGATTTTGTCGAAGATGTCATACGGATTTCTGATAAACTTAAGTCGATCACTTTCAGTATCGTAAATATGGAATCCGCGAGTGTCCTTATAATCATTCCAAAACATCTGATAGGGGTTGCCAAGATATTGAACGTTACCTTTTTTAGATTTGTGGTGGTAATGTCCAGACCATACACGATTAAAACGATGAAACAATTTATGATCCATACCATGATCCATAATCATACCAGCATTCATTTCAAAACCAGCAAGTTCTAAATGACCACAACAAATATCTGCTTCGCTATTTTCAAGGTATTTTAATACTTCTTCTTGGTTCTCTTTGTTGATCCAGGGAAGCATCAAAAATACTTTCTTGCCCATCAAAATTTCTTTAGGTTCAGAATAAATTTTGATGTTCTTATAGTTTTCTAGTAAAAGTTCTGGAGAATTAATGCGACTAGTATTTTTATAATAAGTGCAATGATTACCAAGGAGCATATGCACTTCGTATTTTCTCAACTTCTCAAAATAATTTTCACGCACACGGTGAAAAATATTAAAGTCCATAGACTTTCTATTATCAAATGTATCACCTAAATCAAAAACAACTTTGATACCTTCCTTTTCTAAAGTAGGAAAAAATACATCATCGTAAAATTTTTGAAAATAGTTCCAGAATGCAAGAGAACCTTTACGACCATCTAGATGCTGATCAGTAATGACTGCAATTTTCATAGTTTACCACTCACTGTTCCATCAAACGGTTTAGATACTCTAGCATTTGCCCAGTTGGTTGCGACACCTTCCAGGTGGAATCCTGACATATTGATACAAATTTCCCTCGTGAGTGCGGTGATAAGTTCCTCACCATTCTCACCATAGCTAGACCACGTTCCAAATCGTTTTTCCTTGACACGGAATTTTCCATAGGGTGTTTCATACCATTCATAATTTTGTTCTTCACTCATCGGTTCATTCTTGTCTCAATGTTTTCTTTAATACTACCCATATCAGAATA